ACCTGCGTGGTCCAGCGTGTAGTTCCGGTGTTTCTTCCAATGCAGATCGTCTGCAATATCAAACACCTGCGTACCGACACCATTATCAGACTTACGAAGTCCACGACCAATCGATTGTAGCACTCGAATCTGAGACTTAGATGGAGAAGCGAAAATGATATTGTGCAGATTGCGAATGTTAATTCCAGTGCTGAAGGTACCAAGGGAAGCCACAATGATAGCGTCCTTCTCTCCCTCGGTAATGTGCCGAATACGCTCGCGTTCATCGGTGTCTACACCACCAGAGACGAAGAACAGCCGACGAGCTGCCTGACCTCGTTCTTCTAGCTTAGCTTTGATTGAATCATAAAGTGGCTTTCCATGTTTCTCAACGTAGTTGTAGAGAATCAGAGTATTGCCGTTCTGGGCCATCGCTAGGTTACGGATGAATCGATTGCGCGGCTCGTATTTGACCAACCAATCGAGTTCTTCCTGGTACGTGAACTTCTTTGATGTTTGGCAAAGGTCATCCTCGTACTTGAGTAGAAGAACGGAAATCTCCAACGCGCTCAGCTGATCGCGATCCATGAGTTCCTTAGTCGTCGTGACCTTATAGACTGGGCCGAACAATCCCTCGAGAACGAGCTTGTGCGTCTGAGTACCGTCCAATGTGCCGGTAGTTCCGATGCGATAACGAGCGTCTCTCAGACTCTCCATGATTTTCGCCAAAGACTTCGCTTTGAAGTTATGAGCCTCGTCGCCGATGACCATTCGGTACGGCTCGAACCACGCCGTCGGCATCTTGTAGATGCTCTGCCATGTGGTGATTATCACCCTCTGGCTTATATTGATCTTCTCCTTGCCGCTGTAGATTCGATGGCAGGTGTTATCATTATCCCAGCTCTTGTCGTGAGTCGAATAGTCTGCGAAATCAGTGAACATCTGCTCAACGAGCGAAGTAGTTGGTACAACCAATAGGATCTTACCCTCATGGTGTGCAAGGAACCAACGGATGAGGATGTAGATAATGAGTGATTTGCCTGATGCTGTCGGTGACAATAACAGGGCTCTCGAGTGACGCAGCGCCTTCAAAACAGCGTCCATCTGATAGTCCCTCGGTTCGATGCGTTCCGCGTGGGCATGTAGAGCCAATCCGCGAACAAACTCAGCCAGCGTCGCTTCGTCAACTAATGCCTCAGAGTCCATTCTGCCGTATTGAGCATTATCCACAAATTCGATAGTACAGCCACGGACTTCGGCGAATTCTTTTACATATGGAACCAAGCCGGCATAGAGCGTATGATTTCTGACGTCATACAATCTGATCCGCCCATCCCAGCACTTGTTCTTGTAGGCTGGGGTGAACTTGTAATTTGGGACAAAAAATGCGAAAAAATCGCTTAGTTCATAATGCACGCCAGAATCATCGCAATGAATCCGTATGTAGACTTCATTGATCTTTTCAATTTGCAAAACAGTCATAATATAGTCTTATTTATCTCTCTAATTTGATGGCTCTTCCGTCCTTAGTCCATCCGCTAATAGCTGCTCTTGATACACCAAGCGCTAATGCGGCAGCTTTACCAGAATCATATATCACACCATTGATGACTACTTTACGACACTTAGCAGCTGCGCGCTTTTTCTTCCATGCGGTACTCTGCTTACGCCCAGTATTTGCTAATCTGGCTGCTTCTGTGGCACCATTGTTCACAAAATTAAGATCTTTCCGAAGAATGGTAGCTCTAATCTTAGCTCTACGGAGGAAGTAAATCCGATGTAGACTTTACCGTTGATGGAGTTTGTAGCTCTGTAGACGTAGTACATCCTGCTTTATTTATAGTCTGGATGGTTTCACGAGCCAGTTTAGCTTCTGCTTCTTTATTCTGAATCTTAGCGGCAAAGACAGCAAGAGCTACGTCCATGACATTTCTACCCTCTGTAAGCTCAACATAACCTCTATCTACAAGTAGTTCGGCATGCTCAATGAATGCCATTCGTTCTTCTCCACCTATACGATTCCACTCATTCCAGACGTTAATCGGAAACAGTTGCGGGTTAGTGCAAGGCGGATCGACAGCCATGGGGTTCTCCATGCCATAGTACAGAACTTGATTTGGAGTGGCCATTAGGGTTTGAGACCTTTCTCAAGTCTCTTGGGGCAGCGTTGACAGACAAACCAATGTGTATGACCCTTCTTCCGCCAACTAGCAGCGGAACGAATGTACACGCAGATTTTCTGCTTACTCATAGATGAACTCTGCCAACCACGGCCAGTAACTGGCTTCTACTCGACGGCGGCGCATATTCTCAAGCTCATCAAATCTAATTCTGAAATAGTGATCTTCATCACTCAACTGAATAAAGCCTTTGGGATGATATTGAAGAAACCAGGTTTGCTCAAATGGAGTCCAAGACTTATTCCAGTCGGCAGTAGTTGCATAATATACTTTAGCATATCGCTTCTGATACTTGCCATCGCGAATAAGATCAGGCAAAAGCAAACCAAGGAAAAACGAGGGGATCGTGGCAAGCCCCGAAAGATAGACAATAATATAGACCAACATAGTAATCAACCTCCTGAAGTAAAGCGCTGCCAATCAATGATATTCTTGATTGTGCTGTGCTTCCATTTAATGTTCGTCATGATTTCTTCGAGTGTAGAAACAATGACTTTAAAGTATTCGATTTGCTCGTACTGCTTTTGTAGTTCTGGGTCTGCATTGTAGTAATACTGCATGTCAGACTTCATGACCTTGAGACCATTAAAAGGATCGAGCGCCCAACCACGAGAAGTGATGTCAGCTTGGTCCATCTTTCCGGTATAGTACAACCACTTGTCACGTAGGAGAACCTGTTGAGCCATCTCTTTGCGCTTCAGCTGTAACTTCATTACACTGAAAAGCTCGAGGTATTTGGCATGCAGTTTTGGAATATTTCTGCTCGATTCTGACAAATCCATTTCGTCAATAACCGCATCTTTCTTCCACATCGTTAAAATTTCATCGAGATTCAGCATATCATATATCCTATCACAAAAGAATCAGTAAGTAAATCCTTGTTGTATTTGAAGATTTGTACGCCTCGGTTTGCGTCCCGCAGTTCTCTTTTGAATCCATTCGGCCGATTGTTTGAATCCTAGTCCGATTCCGGTACGATTTGCGCTAATTTTTGCTCGTGTTTCGACTGAAACCTTATGTCCAAGTTTAGCTTCGCGCATCTTAGCAATGGTTTCAGGAGAATGCGGTTTGCGCTTAGCCGGCTTTCTATTTTTTGCAGCCAAACGCATCTTAGCAATGGTTTCAGGAGAATTTTTACGGCCCAGATGAGTTTTCCTGTTCAATGCGCATTGAACTGCAGTATTCTTCTTTTTGAGCCATCCGTACAGTTTGTTATTGACGCGATAAGAACCAAGCTTAGCCATGTAGTGAACAGCTAGAATAGGCTCTGGTCTATGCGGATGAATCTTGACCAGTAAGAGATGTGCCAAAAAATGCTCTTCTGGCGTCAGTCTAACGAGGTTCTCTGCCCCATTACTTCCTCCCATTGACTTGGGGAGAATATGATGCTCTTCTACGTAGCCAGATAAACACCTGCCACGTGCTCTGTCGATAAGGGCTGCATAAATCTTGGGATAATCCACCCATTATTTATACATGATTTGAATTCGACTCAACGTAAAAACTCAAAGTAGTTGTAGTAAAAACTGCAGTCCATCGTGAGATAATCCACGTCTTGATTCTGTGTGCGTAATTGAAGTGAACCCATCGAAACTGGGAATGCATCAATGTAGCGAATTTGCCGAGTACCATTGTTCTTGCTGGATAGAATCGAAAGAATTACGTCGGATTTGATTGGTGAATCGCTGGCTTGATTCTGCCGCATCCAATTGAATAACTCCATGTAGTTCTCCATGTTCTCGGAAATCTGGAATCGCATATCAAACGGAGCAAACTCTAGTCTATCTCCGGGCATTGCATTCTGACTACCACGGAAAGGCAGTGGAGCTCCGGCGAGATTAACTGCAGGCAGTGTAGCTTCGGTGCAGAAGTACTCAATGTTAGCAAAAGTACTGGCGTTAATCGTTACTTTGAAGCCATTCGGCGAAAGGAAGTTTTTGTTTTCTGTTACGCTCATTCTGTCTTATTTATACACAAAAAGAGAGCCCCCATTCGGAGGCTCTCAGAAGAA